TTGCGCTTTTGACTTCTCAGGGTCACCCTTGACCGCCTTAGCAAGCTTGTTCTCGCTATCGATCTCAAGAGCCTTGAGGTCAGTGACAACCGCATCAGGCGTGTACTGTGTCGGGATGTCTCCGATGCTATCCTTGATCAGTCTGACAGCACCCACGCTGTTCTCAAGGTAACGCTTGACGGTTGCCTCTTTGAGACCTGCCTCTTCAAGCAGTGCACTTCTGACCGCCTTTGAGATGGCGCGAGGTAGGTTGCCTTTGACAAGCTTGACGTGAGCGATTGAGGCGATGACCTCGCCATACGCTGACATCTTGTGGCTGTTAGCAGCCTCGTTGTTGTCTTTGTTGACGCCCTTTAGCTTTACAATTTCTTGCTCCGCAGTGTAGACGTTGTTGATTGCAGTGTCGGTTACTGTAAAAGTTTTTGAATTTGTCATCTGGTTCATCCTTTTCTGGCTGACAATTTTCTGTTATCGGCATGATGCCGCGACTACAGCCCCGAAGGGCTGCACTCATGGTCTCATGATTTACCATTCTCCTGTTGATTGAATTTCTGATCGTCTTTCATCTCGCATCTTAGCGACATCTCTGACTGTTTTTATTGCAGCGTGAAGGGTCATAATGTTTGCCTCTTCTAGCATTGCAAGGATCATTGCCTCGTTGTAACATTCCACAATGATATCCCATCCATGCGTTTCATAATTTATGGCTGCATATTCTTTTACTTTTCTAGCCAACTCTTGTTGTGTCATAGTATCACCTCATAAAATAAATGGCGGCTAGTATCGCCATGTTGATGGCTGCGACTAGCGCAGCCTTGTGAAAGAAGGGCAGAGTATCTGCCCAGATGATTAGTTTGTTTAGCATTGTAACCTCACGCTGCTGTTTTTCTTGAAACACCGTCATGCTTGATGATGCTCATCAACATCAGAACATCCCAAGCACTGTCCAAGTCGAACCCACATGATCCATCTACGCGAGGGAACACGTCAGTTTCCAGATCCCACTCATGACCAGTCGGTGACTGAAGATAAAAGTGCCAGTCTGCCACCTTTCCAAACTTTTTTCTGTCACTGCTAAAGGCATAATCATTAAGTTGCTGCGTGATTGATAAGAACCACTTGCCGCCATTGTCGTCAGTGATGTTGAAGCTGAAAAGGCTACCTTTGGTTGTGATAGCTGGTGTGAGAGGCTTTACTGAAATACCCATGTTTTTCTCCTTCATGGTTGGTGGAAATAACATCGCAGCCCCTAGAGGCTGCAAACTTATTTTCACGCTGCTAATGGGTTCATTTTTTTGTAGCGTTCTTCCCACTGAGCTATTGCTCTGCGCTCAAACTTATCAGCTAGGCTAAAGTAGCCCTCAGCCTCAGCTACCATTGCAAGGTGGGTTTTAAGATAATCACCACCCACTTCAGCTATATGCCACTTGGTAAAGTTTCGAGCCATCTTATGGAAGTTTTTGCGCTCATATAGGTTCTTGCTTTTTAGAGCCTGTTTATAAGCTGCGACTGCGTTTTTGAAATGTCTCATGTGACCTCCTATGACATTGCGTTTTTGATTGCGGTGATGAACCCAAATGTATCGATGATCATTTGAGCATAATTTCCTTCAGCGCATGAGAGGCAAAGGTTAGCGAAGATATCCATCGCTGTAACCGCTGCGTCAGCGTCTTTGATTATTAATTTCGACATTGGCTTATTCCCTGATAAAAAGTGACCTTATGACAACGGCAACCAGTAGCTGCCGCTCTCGATAATTTCACTTACCACCTCTCTCTTTCTCTACTGCTTCAATGTGGTAACACGTTCTGGACAACCCTTGTGGAAGGGGTAGCTGAGAACCATTGAAGCATCCGATACCTAGCACCGATAATTTTAAGGCGCTGACTGAAGATCAGTGGTGAACCCTGTTTGGTAGGAAGCCCCGACTTTCTGGGGAAAGATGATTGTCGGCATGGAAGCCCGATCATCCGTCCGCTAGGAGGGAAGCTGCTTTCCGAAGTGTGAACCTCGTGTCTGGCCGTTCGAGCCTTTATGTCTATCCCCGAAAGCTGAGGGGCGCGGTCTTGGTGAACCTTATCGGGGTCAGGTCGAGGGGGCTAAGTGGCCGCGTCTTCCTTCCGACACCGATGCTTAAACCAGATGGTGATCCCTTTGTAAACCCCTATATTCCAATATGTACCAACTTATTCCATTATTATCAGTAATAGCCAATAAATAAAGGGATATCGTGACAAAAAAAAATTTAGATGTTAGGATAAAAAAAGTTCTATTGCACTTTTTCTGGGTATCGTTTGCACCAGATTATGGTGAAAATATCAGGGTGATTCGTTTTGCCCAAAACCCCGAAAGCAAGCGCAGCGTCTAGAGGATTATGCTATGACTAATAAGAAACCAAAGCTAAGAGTAGTGCAGGGCAATAAGAGAAGTAATGGCACTAGGAAAAAGAGTGCCACTAATAAGACTACAGGGTTAACAGATAAACAGGAAGCATTCGCTCTAGCAGTGTTTGAGGGGAATAACTTTAGTGAAAGCTATAGAATGGCATATGATGCCTCAGATATGAGTGCAGCAAGTATCCACAGGGAAGCTTGTCTACTTGTGCAGCACCCAAAGGTGTCCTCAAGGTTAGAGGCTCTAAATGCCGATAGGGTGAAGGAGCAGCGCATGTTAAGCCTCTCTCGAAGTGATTTCGTTTTGAAACAACTGACAGATGAGGCAACCAATCAGGACAACTCAGATGGTGCAAGAGTAAGAGCACTTGAGCTGCTAGGTAAATCGGTAGCACTGTTTACTGACAAGGTTGAAACTGAGGATAAGACAGAACGAGACCCAGAAAGTATCAAGGCAGAATTAGAAGCTAGACTGAACAGGCTGCTAGGTTAGTGCAATTGAACTTTTCACTGGATGTTTTGGGTCGAACCGTGTGCGTATAAAATTATAATGTGTTAGATTACCCCACCTATCCCCCACCCCCCTGTCTGCGTTACGCCTGCGCTCGTACATATACATGATGTTCCACACAAACGATTACAATTCGCTAGGAATCCTACACCCCCTCTATAATATACATTCAAAAAACGAAATATGTTATATCACTTAGACTTTGCTCGCCTGTTATATTTCTTTTTATAGCGAGCTTTTTTTATTATTGGTGCATTTGCTCTGACTATATCAGAATTACTGCTGATTATTAGGATAGTGCCGTCATCATCTAGTGCCGCCCACTTGTATTTGTTCAATTGAACTAATTTCACCGCTCAATTTTGATGCATACGACTTTAGAGTTGGTGGTAGTGACTAGAACTTTAGCTTCTGCCTTGGCTTCTTTGCAGGCTTCTTCGCTAGAATAGCTACCAACATGGTAATGATCGAAGGTTCCGCTCACTAATTGCAGCCATAGTAGTACCCACATCTAGAAACAATCCTTATTGTGCATGAGAATCACCAACGTCCCTGCCAT